GATCAAAACAGACCAGTTCAGTCATGACCGCTTTGAAGAGGTTTGCATTGTTATCATACTGCCGATGTGACAACAGTGAAATAACAGCTTTACGATGGTCGACGCTCAAAGTGAAAGCACGCTTAGCAAAGAGGCTAAGGTTAGGGTGCTTGCTTTCAATAAACATTTGAACGACTTGCAGTGCATAGTCCGAGATAGCGGTGAGCTTCCCGGCGTCATTACCCAGCTTCCTTGCAATCATGTGTCCTTCAGATTGAAGATCAATAGCGCGATCCCAAATCTTTTCGGATTCATCAAAAATTGAACGAATCAGATTACCGTTCCCAATGGCGTTCCCCAAACCAATGAAATACCCGGCCATCAATTGTTTGTTCAAGTTCAGATCTTGCATATATTGTCCTTTACCTAAGTTGATTAAATTGACTAAGTTAATTGTCCACAATATAGTTAATTGTGTAACATTTCATTCACATAGAAATAAATGTTGGACACTCTTAAGTAATATAGACTTATAATTATTTATAATCTAAAAGAGAAGTTAAGTTGCGGTAACCCGCAACTTAACCAGTATTTAAAAGATGTTGAGGGGATTAGCGCGCACTAATGTGTGTTTGGTATTACGAGTAGCGGCCAAACGTTCCATCATTGATTGCATGCCATTGAAAGATTCCATCCCAGCATAGCGTTCCATGACTTTAGGGTTAGAACGAATACGTTCCCAACTATCCAACAGGTCTTCAGTTTCTACGATAATTTCAGATTCTTTATCGTAGATATCCATCCCATTATTGGCATTTGCTAACAGTTGTTCACAGCCCGCAGTAAGGTGTTTACATGCAGTGTGTTCACCAGGTTCCCAAACCAAATCAACACCAGTGAAGTATTCGATTTGGCGGTCTTTCCCTTTCATTTGAGGGGCGGTAACCGTACGCATACTTAAAGCGGTATTGATATCAGGATTAGTTAATGAGTCCTGGGCAATTTGCTTATGGGTACCAAACGGAATAACTTCTGCTTGGAGTTGTACCGGGTCATAACGACCACCCATCATGTTGAAGTGGATCTTACGAATGTGTAATGCGACATTGTCTTCCATAATGGTACGGAGACGCATAATCCATTCGAATTCTTCAGTGATAGGTGTACGGCAAACTACACCATTAACCTTTTCAAAATAGAAAGGTTTAGGGTGCCCCAGTTCCGCATAAACTTCGCCACGCGCAACACGACCACGTAACGGTGACCTAAACGCAATGGGGCATTTAACATCCCCGCATTCATAAGGTAATACCCGGTATTATCCATGGGCACCAAAGCGCCCTTCTTACCAGTTTGTGCTAACAAGGTATTACCGAATGTTAAAGTATTAGTCGACATCAGTCGGTATCCCTCTAATCAAACGATCTAAATTAGACACTTTATCGGCAGGTTTAATTATTGCTGATAACAAGTTGTCCGCTAAATAACCGCCCATGATCTTACTAAACGAATCATTAATCAACATAGATGGGTTATTCAGACCTACGATAACTGGTTCTCTACCTTCTTTCATCGCCTTACTGCCACGATAAGGTTTTTCCAAATCATCCGGGTCACGGTAAATAATGGATGCCAATACACGCATAACGTGAGGACTGGAACCCACTGCTTTACCTATTTCAGAGCGCGCTGAATCGAAAAGAGAACTGTGTGCTTTATAATCCATATACCAAGGTATTTTGGCATAGTTCACAAATTCCATGAAATAGAAATAAGGAACGTTTGGATCTATAGATGCTTGGATGTTTTCAAAAACGATATCGCCTTCACGGAACACCATGCAAATATATTTGTCGCCTTTAATACTAACATCGCGCATTTCACTTGGGAACATACGCATCGGAAGCATTGACGTCCAGCACATATAACACTCATCAGGAATAACAAAACCTAATACCGGCAATACCGCGACGTAGTCGATAACTTCTGCCATTTTGTTTTGTATAAAACGTTGAGGGAAATACACATTCAATTCACGATTGGCAACTACTGAGCCGTCATCCAGGACAGTAATTGCCTTACGCACTTTATTCGGGTCTTTCACCAAATCAGTGAGTTCCATAATACGTCCGCGTTATTTATTGGTAAACAGCATTTTAACCAGATAGTTAATTACTGCGACGTGCAAGGTTTTACGCTGGTCTACTTCAGTCGATGTGTGGTGACAATGAACACCGACCTCACGTAGGATTTGACCTGCATCTTTACAACCAATGCCTTCTAAGAAACAGGTAACTAAACCAGATTCTTCGATAGCAGCAGCAACGCCTTGGTTTTCACGAGCCACCCAATAGTTGATAGTGTCACCAAAGTTACTGGTTAATACTTTGGCAAGCAACGCATCAATACTACCGGCATAAACAGTTTTAACAACTTCATCCAGTTCTGGAGAATGGTCAACAAAATGAATAATGGCTTTACGGATTGCATCGTTTAGAACAATAGAACGTTCTTTTCCGACAACTTCGTTAAGAGCATTAACAATATTGTTGTAGCCTTTACGAGCAGAACTAAAATCAGCAAAATAACCACGAGCTTCTGCACCATTCAGGCCCACATATTTAGTCCAGAAATACGCAGTAACAATTTCAGACATAGTGATCTTTGATTCGACACACATGTCAACGCCAGTTGTGTTATAGAACACATTGGCTTTTGCTTTTACGCGTTTGAATGGACGAACACCGGCAACAGGAGCAACTTCGCGGATGCTACCATCGTTTAATTCAACAACACGCAATGGTGAGTCTACCAGCGTAGTAGCGACAGATTTCAACTCAATCAGTGCTTCGGTATAGGCGTCAAACAAAGTGCTCACCATACCACGATACGCTTCCAGCGAACCCGCTACCAAACCTTCAAATGGTTCTTCTGTTTTAGCCATTTTAGCCAAGAAAATGTACTGAACAAAAATGGTATCCATTCGTGTAATGCGAGGCTGGGTAAAGTCGATAGATTCATTATCGTAATTAGTCGCAAAGGGAAGCGAATAGAAATTAGATAATGATACCAACGCGTCAGTCAGATCTACGTTAGATGACATCAACAACTTTTTGATTTCAGGGTTATCAATATCCAGCCAATCAATGATCTTACGTGAATCCCAACGAGCGAAATTAACACTCGGGAAATCAGTTTTACGGTAATCTGAAAAAGTCAAAGATGGGTTAGACTTAGTGGTCGGGTAATACAAAGAGCTAAAGAATGGATGGTCGGTTTTAACGAACTCCAATTCCAGATCATCTGATAAGAAGCTATTCAGGCTTCCGCAGAAATCATTTTCAAATACCGGATACAAACGATCTTGAAGCAGAGCTGCAAATGGTTTACCGTAAGCGCGTATTTGATCAAAAATGGTACGCACTTTTTCTGACAAAATATCTGTTACGTTATCAAACGTGTTCAGATAGTCACCATTAGTCGCAGAGTTGTGTGTTACAACTGAGCGATAATTATCACTGGTAATTGGAAGAGCGCCACCTAATTGGTCGTTTAACGCGATAACTACCGGACTAAGACGCGGTGTGATATCTTTATCGGTTGATACTGCCAATGTTTCAGCAATAGCGAGATTTGTTGCATTGATCATTGTCAGCCCTTATTCTTCAGCAGTTAAATGACGGTTAATAGCTTTACTGATCTTTTCATCTTTGATTGCAGGTTCCAGTGGAGCCATGAATTCAAGACCAATTTTCTTAATGGTAGCGCTGACCACAGCTTCAATGTTTGCAATGCTGATGACATTACCAATGAATACATCATTGTCCATTATTTAGTTCTCCGGTTAACGAGTTGCATGCCTTCAAAATAAGACGCATAAATGCGCTGACTGATTTCGCCGATGGAAATGAGGTTATCTTTATTAGCATCAAGCCCAGCGTTCTGTGTATAGCCCGTTTGACCTTTAGTAAAGATCACTTCATTCGGATTATGCCCAATGGCTTTAGGATAGAAGACACTCAGATAGAAATCATCCAGACGAGTAAATTTACCGTACTGTTTCATACGCATTTCAAAATATTTGAATACGTATTGCAATTGATCGCGTTGGCTTAAACCTTTCAGGAAAGCTAAGGTTACACCCAAATCAGATGCAGCACCTTTCATGAACTGAATCAGACCGTAAGCTTCAGCACCCGCCATATTTTGTTTAGCAGGGTCAAACGTACCAGCCGATTCAAAGCCCATAATGCCCATACAACAATGAGCACCACGCCAACCTAAACCAACCGTCGGTTTATCAGCCCAGTCTTTAACGTCCTGAGTAAATTCAACAGGAACACGCTTAGACCAACAAATATCCCATTCCGGCAATTTGTTATCTGTACGATATTCTTTGTTGATAGTGTAGAAGGCAAAGGATGTACCGTCGCCATAAAGACCATCGGCTGTACCAGAGTAAAGACCCAATACTTTTAATGCTGATTGTAAGTCTTTCAAAATGCCGTCCGGAGTGAGGGTGCCAAACAGGCCACCCGGAACAGTCACATTACGTTTCTTAGCGGCTAATGCTAATAACATATTAGCTGCTTTAATGCTACCACCACCCCAAACGCCATCAATGGCACCTGCATATAAACGTGATTCACTCAAGCCTACTTGCAGATCTTTAATTGCATTGATGCCGCTGTTAATCATAAATTACTTCCCTCTATAAATGCTAATAAATTTATCTTTAACCGCATAACTAAATTCAGTAACAACGGCTTTGTTACGTAAACTTATTACCATACGTTTAAACATGGATTTGAAACTGAACTTTAATGGAACAGGACGGCCGTCTTCGGTAAACATTTGTTTGTCAGTAATGTGCCCCAACGTACCTTTCATCTGGTTACCAAATACATATTTATTTGAAATTGCCCCAGTGCCTGTAGTTTCGATGACGACATTGATGCGGACGCTGCCATATGGAATACTGGCTTTCTTAACGTTGATACCCGTACCAATACGTACGCTGTCAGGTCCTTTGCCCAGTAACTTACTTAAGCCACGTTGCTTCTTATCATGTTCACGAACCAATGCCTTAATTGATTCAGACATATCTTCTTCTGCTGCATTATAAGCAACTTCGATTGCAATGACTTTACCATGATAATGAGACTTGACTTGTTTGATACCGTACTTATTGGCTTCACTCAGGATATCATCTTCCGTCATATATTCATCGATATAGGCTTCGGAGATTTCGCATAAAATCGAGTCGTACTCAACACTATCCCCAATTTTGCGTTTAAAGCGAACAGATTTGTCCGAATCAACGAGGAAAGTATTGTCCTTAGGTAACGGAGTAATGAATTCCTCAGCCAGACCACGATAGAACTCCATGGAGTCCTCATAGACTGTCTGGTCTTCAATAAACAACGCACGTGTCATACGACCCGTTTTAAGGGACACCTGGCCTGGGTTGTAAATATCGGGAGCAAACCATTCTTCATCGTACGCCAACACACGACCAACAGGGAATTTATCCCCGGCGGACAATGACGTAACTAATGTGTGACGATAAAGGTCACCATCAGCTTTACCTAAACGCAAACCTAATTGACAACTATCAGTGGTACCGTCTTCATAAGTAACAGTGATGCCATCTTTAGTTACCGCTGTAACTGTACCCGCTTTCTTAGCAACCTTAGAATAGATATCATCTAAACGGTGAGCCGCTGTAACATCACCACCTGTACGGATAATGTTTGGAGTATAGTTCTTTGCAGATATTGCGTGACTTGACTGTATGGAAGAGAACGATGAGCGTTTCGGGTCATCAAGCAAACCACCATAACGTAAACTACCGATAGAGCTTAAAAGCTGAGCACCTTTACTTTGTTCTTTGGTGTCAATACCACCACGGAAGTCTTCGATACGCGGGTCAGATGTTAAGAAGGCACTAAAGCCAACTTTACCGGAGTCTTTGTTAGCCTCAGATATCACGCCTTTATAAGACTTAAGTTGTCCACGTGTGCGTTTCAACATCGTTTGTTCATCACGACCTTTGAAACCACCAAAGGTAACATCTTCCTGACTTTTCAAAGCATGGAACGGAGACATTTCTTTGACATCACCTTTGGACGAATCCGTAATAATGTTAGTAATGACCGCCTCAGGGTTTAAATCAAATGTCTGATTACCCGTTTTAGGTTTGCTTTGGAATTGTCTATTAGACTTACACAGCTCAGAATAGATGTGACTAACAAAACGCTCGTAACCGATAACTAATTGTTCTTCAATTTCTACTTCATGACGGGTATGATCATTAACCAACATTTTAACAGCATCGATTAACAGGTAATGGAACGTTGTGCTGTAACCCATTCCTTTTAAACGTTCTTTGGTTATTGGGTCGATAAACAGATCAAACATGTTTTTCATTTCATTGAAATGATTAGGTCGCACTTTAGGGTCGCCCATTAAAGGAACCCAGATGCCACGCTTGTTCAAATCCGCACGACTGAAGTTAATCATGTTATTTAACTTAGTCATCCCACCAAAGACTAATGCGGTTAAACGATCGCGTTTGTTAAAGATTAAACGCTCGTCATTAAAGTCTAACGAATACTCGTCTTTATCCAGTTTGTAACGTTGACCAGAAGGAATAGTGCGATAGCGTGCTTTCAGAACTTTTAACAGTTCATCAATACCAAAGTAATAACACAGTACGACACCAGCAGGGAAACGATAACCACCAATGTTGATAACAGAATACTCAACAGGCATTTTTGCCATATCGATACCCAACAGGTCTTCAAAAGCACCTAAGGTTTCTGTACCTACACTGATGTTACCGTATTCATCAACACACATGGCTTTGCCACGATACGTACCCACAACCCAGTTATCCGGCTTATTCAAGTTTTTCCATTCAGGATGTTGCTCGATTAAACCATGAGTATCGAAATCGAATTCTAATGTACTTTCTTTATAAGGAACCACAATGGTTTTAAATTTGCGACTTAACATGGTGACGTAACGAGGACTGACAACAGAACGATCGACCAAGTTACCAACAGAGATAAAGAATTTCTT